TGCCAATACAGCAGAATATGCTTGCACATTTGTACCGATAACTAAGCCTAGATTTTCTCTCGATGTTGATGCACTTGCTACATCGGATAGGTTGTTCGTTGATAGTAAATCACCAGTACCGCCACCACTAGCGGAAATTGTAATTGTATCGGTTGATGCATTGGTTGTAAGAGTTATGTTTGTTCCCGCAACGAGTGTCAATGTATCATCAATTGCATCAGCGACAACATTTGACTCTCCTGCTACTACAATGGTCTTGAATGCTTGTACGCTCGCTAGGGCATTACTAACAGTAGTATATTTTGTAGTACCACCAACTCCCATGGACACATCTGATACGTCAACGACAGGAATCAAATCATTTGTTGCGACGCTTGTTAACTGCGTTAATGCTGATATTTTTAAGTCTGGCATTCTATATTGCCTCCGTTAAAAGAATTTTAAATCCATCTTCGAGAAGCAAAAATGAGTTATTCTCAAGAAGTAAATACGTTGTTTCTGTTATTGGTGGCGTTCCTCCGCCTTCGCCAAACATACCTATTGGTGTGTTTTTCACAACTGGCTGTAATATCGAACCTAGCATTTTGTACCACCTAAACCATTATTAATTAATCGTAAGCAATTAATTTAACTTCTGCACCTGTAAAAGTTAAAACAGCCCCTTGAGGTAATTTAAACTGTATCGCTTTCGCGGTTGAATCCGCAATGGTTTCTGTAAAATCATAATTATCCGCACTACCTGTCGGATTAAGATTTATTTTGACAGTTACCGTCGCACCATTGGCACCAATAATTAAATAGCCATTATGAGGCATTGTATAGGTTGCATTATTTGCAACTGTTGCATAATTAATAAAACCTGCCATAAACCAACCTTAAAAATTGTAAAATGTTGTTAAAAAGTTTGTAATCCCTGTAAAGTCATCTAGTTCCTGTGAAAAATTATTATTTACTACAGTTTCATTCGATGAATTCAAAGTCGTTTTTCTAAAAGAACTTCTTTCAGGCTTTGAGTAGTAAGTTACACTATTAATCATTTCACATTGCCTACGCAATATTGACATTCCGTTTCCGTCAATGTCTGTTTTGATTTCCAATATTTCTATAGCCATTTTTAATTCCTTCTTATACTGTATATGTTATTGAGCCGTACAACTCGCCAGCTGTGGTTAATTCTGTCTGAATGTCCGTGGCATCGTTAGCTGTAAGATTATCAAAATTAAGCAGGGCTATGTAATTTGTGTTATCCTGTATATAACCGCCTAGTGTTTTTCCAGCAGGCAATGACAGTGAATTATAATAAGAGACTGCTAAACCAAACCTGAAGCTTCCAGAAAAGTTTTTGGCTGTATAAGGCAATCCGCCTATCCTTGCGAATCCTGTTCCAGTCAAATTTGACCAGAGAATAGAGAAATTTAAAACCACCAAATTCCCTACCTTATTATATGTCCCAGCTTGTTGCGTATAAGTTGTTACGCCAGCAGTTGTCGTTCCGTATAAGGTTGGTGTCCACAAAACATCTTCTTCGACATCAGATAATCCTGCCGTTGATAATGTCAATCTTTTGGTCGCTCCACCCTGATTTCCAACAACCTCATTCCCTGATACAAATACTCCACTAGGTAATGCCCCCGTTGTTATCGTCATAACTTAATCCTTGATATATGTGAATTGTGCGTTGTACTGTAACGAACTCGCATTGCCAGTAAATTCTTGCAATTCGTTGTCTCCAGAAACTAAAAATACTACCTGACTTGCAGAACCGTTTTTTACAGTTACTGCTCCAGATGTTTCGCTATTAAATGGCAAATTAGTAATCTTAAATTTCCTAGTGCCCGAATAATCTGTAAATTCTACATTAACACTTAAGCTAACAATCACTGCATACCCTAAATCAACATAAATGCAGTCACTTGCTGTATATGAATCGGAAGCAATAGTTCCAGTGGTTGCGACTATATTTGGAATCCATGATATTCTATCAGTACCACCAGCCCCTAAACCGCCAATGACCTGAAAATAAGTGCCATCATAAAGCACTTGAATAAGCATACCCGCAATTAAATCGCCACCTTCTAAATTTGTTAAAACACCATTTGTAAATTTTCTTAAAGTCTTTGCACCTAAAGAATTTAAATTTAAAGTTACTGAACCCGTGTTGTTGGAAGCAATCTTAATAATGTAAACTGCCCCTGTAATATATCCAGTAGGTGTTACACGCATCGAAGCGGTTAACGCATTCGTTCCTGCTACAGATGCATAATTAAATTCGCTATTTTGTTGGTCAAAACAATTAACGTGCTTTATGCCCCCTGCTGTCGAGCCATTATGCACGCACAAACGCCAGTCCGTTGTATTAATGTCCAATTCACGCCCAACCAGTGTTCTTGCTTCTTGTGATGCTTGTGTAGTGCCTCGAATTTGTACTTGCGTTGTCATTGAATAAAATCCCTCGCTTCTTCTTCAGTTGCGAATTGATGCTCTTCATTACCAATTGCAACGACCCACGCTATTTTCTCTTCTAAAGCAGACTCTGTCACGGCTTCAATAAAAACTTTACTATAGATAGGTATTAATTCTTTTCGTTCCACACCTTGTTCGTCAAGAATAGAAATTTCTTTAAAATTCCCAGTTTCAATTTCTTGATAATGTGCTTCTTTGATAATCTTAGTGTATGGTATATGAATTGTTTTTTTCTCTATCATTCCCAATTCTCACTCGTTAAAGTATCGGTTTCCCAATCATTATTATGTCTTGTTTCAGTACGATACTCCCAGTCTTCATTATCACTGGTTGCTGATGTACCTACTAAAAAATTATAAATATATGTATAGGGGCTTGCAACTCTTAAATTGTTAAAAGCTCTTATTCTTATATCATAAGTTACATCTGGTTGCAACTGTGGAATATCCATTTGATTAATATCGCCATCTACCTTCCCTGAAGATTTATAATATTCCTCTGTTGTCTGTTTATATTCCAACTCATAAAAACCACCATGCCTTACAAATTGATTATTGTGTGGTATCCACGAAACCAAAACCTTGTAGGTTTTATCACCTGATTGTGTATCCACTAAAAAGCTATTTAAAGATAATCCAGTTACAGGCTCTACTGTGAAAGGATTCGGCAGTATTGTATTAGGGGCAGGGTCAAAAGTTGTTTCTTCTCCATTATTCCAATCATAAACTGAAGATGCGTTTTCTTGTAATACCATATTAACAACTGGTAAAGGAATGCCGTCATTATCCTCTATACCTAACGACCACTCTATGACTTCAAATACTTTATTCACCCACCCATATTTTGCAAAGGTAAAATAAATATTATCACCTGCCATAATCTTAAATGCTTTTAAATTAAAACTGGCAGAAAAAACAATTTCTTGGCGTTGTCTTTCTAATTCCATTTTTGCTATACGCTGTGCTGTGCTTGCTCTTTGTGTAAAAGGCAAGGTTAAATCACGCTCAATAACCTCGCCGTCCTCTGATTCATATAACGCATTTTTAACAATCGGATAATCAGACGGATTGCCATTATTAACTGGACTGGTAAATATTCCCTTAACCCTATTAAATCTGTTTTGTTTACTTTTTTTTGTGGTTACAGATATTCCTGATACAATATCTTTTTCACTAAAATAATATTGTGGTGCATAAAACACGCCTGTTAAAACTCGATACTTGCCACCTGCGAATATGCAACGCCCACCCATGCCTGACATAATTTCTGATAAGTTGCGTCCAAGTTCTGCGCTGGTTTTTATAACCCCACCGCCATGATAGCGAGGCTCTCCAGTTTTAACAATGCGTCTGTTTGTTGATGCAGTTCCTGCTGACGTGATATTAATTACCGTCCCTGTCATTGCATTTGCAAGAGTTGTCGCAATCTGTATGCGAGGTGTTACGTTACGCTGATAAGCGATAACATAATAAGATGTACCCACAACAATAGGGCTTGGCAAGTTACTGCCTGTGAATCGCACTCTATCACCTGTTTGCAAGAAAAGCGTATCACCTGATAATGTGATTGTGTCGGTTGTTGTATTAGCTGATGATACTTTGTAGGTTGCATCCGTCACTGATACTATTTCGTCACAGATATCAATAGTTTCTATCATGCTAATTCACTCTCTAAAACACTAAACCCAACCTTACTATCAGTCAAATAATCCTTTGTAATTAATGCTAAATTAGAGGTGTATTTTAATTGGCTATCTCGACTATCAATAATCTTTTTACCCCTTATATAAGCCGATATATTCGGTATTCCTGATGTAAATATATTTCTGTCAAACTCTAAGCGTGCATAAATATAAGCAATTCCTTGTAATCTATGATTATCTGTCCAATCTGTAACTTCGCTAACTAAATCACTGTCTGCTAATTGGTTTGTCGCTCCTAAATGCTTTTTTATGCGTACTTTACCAGCATAAACCCCAGCGTTCACCATTCCGTCATTGTCTAAATAATCTTTTGGCACTGACTGGTCATTAATGATAATTTCGCCTATATCATTTATTTCATGGTCTGCAAGCAAAATGACCATGTGTAAATATTTATTATCGTCTGTTGAGCCTATAAAAGCAATCGCACCTGATACCCTACATTCACCATAAACATACGTCCTTTCGGGGGTTGGTTGCCTAAATTGCCTTGTAAAATCGCCGTCCCCATAGCTAGTAAGTCCCCCTTTTTGTGGTTTTGGTGCTAATAAATGCCCTGCTATAGACAAAACCATTGATGCACCGAATGCAATAGCCGCCGCTGTCCATGAGAACGCCGCAATGCCACCACCGACAGCCAACCCTGCACCGACTGCGGCAACCACTGCCGTTATTGTTGCAAACAGTGCCATTATGCCCCCAATCTTAAAGTATATGATATTTCTGATTTAACAAAATTCATTCGATTATACATTGTACCGATTCTTTCATTCCCTGCAAAATGTGCCATATTTACATTGATAACTTTCTTTTCTTTGCACACTTCAATCATTTTATTTAATAGCTTCATGCCATGCCCCCTTGCCTTTTCACTGGTATAAAAACATATTTCAGTTGCTGATAATTCCTGTGTTACAAGGCAGGGAAAATAACTCCACACTAACATTCCTATATATTCTTTATCATCATTTAAAACCCAACATTCTGCAATTTTATTGTCAACCAACCCACCCACTGCTTTATGCCAATGCTTCCAGTCAAGATTTTTATTGATACTTTCTGCAAACTCGTTACAAAGCCCACGCAATCCGAACATTTTTTGCTTTGATGTTAATTGCAATAATTCCATGTTATCCCCAAGCAATCTCAATATCTTGAATTTTTGGTATAAAATCCAAGCCTCTATCATCTTCATAATCTATTTTCTGGTCTTCTGGAGTGTATCTGCGTTCTCTCGCTTTGCGAATATCAATAATGTTACTTTCACATTTTATGTTAAAATCTGCTGTATCACCGTTATCCGAGAACGATATTATGTCCATGCGTCCTTTAAATAATTGATAAGGCGTTGCAATAATATTTCTGCTGTTGTCCATAACTGCAAACCACATGATAGCAGGTCGCCCTTGATAATTAGCCGTTAAGGCTGATGCAATCAAAGCACTATTAATGCCGTTTAAACTAAACGATACGCTCGTTGCACGAAACTCTTGTGTTTCCTCTACTCTATCCACAGCAAGCACATTACCACTCCCCACGAATATTTGACTATTCCAAATAATATCGTTATAACCACTCCACAGATTTAAATTACCGTCTACAAACTGGAATTGAACAAATATGGCAGGATTTAGCGATAATCCGTCAACCTCATCCTGGTATGCTGTAACTAAATCACGTCCCACTGATTGCCTCTACTGCCGAAAATGATAAAGAAAATAAGTTATTATAATCACTAGGAAATTCTGTCACGTTTGAATTTAACCTAAATAATCCTCTAGGCTGTTCAAGCTCTATTTGCTCGCCATGTATGATATCACGACGCAATGCAGGAAATATATCTATCGTTGCTTCACCGTTAGAATTACTATTAACATCTTTTAATATTTTATAAAGCCTTGTACTAGAACCAGTTCCGATATGAAAATAATCACCTGCTTTTAAAGCTCCTGGTGTGCTAGCTACCATACCACTAAGCGTTAATGCCTTGCTCCCGACCAATCCTGATATGCAGTAAGGCTCTCCAACAGAAGTCCATATATCCACCCCTGATATGGTTGTGATATCGTCTCCACTTATCGTAAGTAATTGCTTTGATGTATCAAGGTAATTCCCTAAATTCTCTCGTGAGCTTGGAATATACATTAAAAAAGTTCCAAATTTACCTTTAAGACTTGCAAGAAAAGATTTGTACTGTTCTGCAACCGCACGCTTCATTAAAGGCAATACAACATCAATCTCCCACCGCTCCCCCTGCCAATTATAAACTTGTTGGGTAAACGAGAACGGCGATTCATTCACAGAAACACTGGTACGCATTTTTAAATTGCTGTCCGTTAATCCTATTGTGGTTGGGAATGTAAGGGGATATGTGATTGTCATTTTAGAAACCCTGAACTACGTGAATTTTGCTCTCGCACAGCAGATATTGCTATATTAGGCACTTGCTTTTTTAATGTTTGCACTTCATGCATAACCCTGCGGATATCTTGTTCAACACCGTTTGACGCTCCTCTTGCATCAATATTAACTACCATAGAACCACCGCCTCCGAAAGATTTTTCATTGCTATGAACATAACCGTTACTTGAACCCATGGTTAATATTTCGGCACCACGCTCTCCTACAAGATATGATTTATTAGCCTGCACTGCCCCACCATTCGCTCTTGCACCTGATAAGAATCCCGCCTCACCATAAGAACCAAAACCAACACCAGAACCGCCTGTTGAGACTGGCGTTCCAGCAGGTGCAAAGTATCCACTTATAGCACTGCCTATTCCTGCGATTGCTTTCATCAACAATGTACGGGTAATAATTGACTGTATGTCTTGAATCATTGACCTTGCCATATCTTTAAACGATGCCTTGCCAGATGATGACATTGTGACAAATCCTGATATAATGCTGTCTTTCATATCTCCGAATGCGGTATCAATAAGGTCAAATTCTTTTGTTGCTTCTAAGCTAAATTTTCCTAAATCCTCTTGATAATCCCTTATCTCTTCTTTAAATAACGGTATCTCTTCTTTTTCTTCTACAATGCGTGGCGTTCTTATTCGTGTTGCACGCATCTTAGCACCACCACCACCACCACCGCCACCACCAAATTTTAATTTGGTTATTGCTGACCTTAAAGCAGGGCTAGTTGTGGGTTTGTTTTTTTCGGTACTATCAACAAAATCCCCAATTGGAAATAATGCACTCATTATTTCTTGTTGTTTGTTGCTTAAATCAAAGGATAATTGATGTTTTTTACTTGCATAACGACCCAAATTATTTCCTGAAAGACTTTCTCTTTGTGCATTAATTGCAGATAATCTTGTGGATAGCTCTTCTTTTGATGCTCTTTTCGCACTTAAAAAAGATTGTAAAAATCTATTCACCTGTGCCGTCGCACTTGCTAGTGGTGCTTCTAGGTAGTTATAAATTTCCTCACCAATAGAAATAAAAGTGTTACTTAATATGCCTGCTTGTGCTTTCAATGTACTGGACATTTTTTCAGCTTGTGACTCAAAGCTCTGCAATGCAGGAATCAATATATCTTTGAACATATCCGATGTGATTAAGCCGTCATTAATCATTTGACGCAATTCACCCGATGCAAGCCCTGTTGCTTCCTCCATGCGGTTAATAATACCAGGCAAAGGCTCTGTAACTTGATTAAACTCTTCAGCACGAACAGTGCCAGACCCTAAAGCCTGTGCTAGTCCATACATGACAGTAGATAATTGCTCACCGCTTGCCCCAAGTGCCGTTGCCGCACTTGTCAAACCATTCTGCAAGTCCAACGATTCTTGTAATGATACAGAACCATTCTCCACGAATGTCGCAAGTTTACCGTAAGAATCAGCTAAAGATATAATAGAAGCACCAGTTTCATAGCTTACACTTCTCAATTCGGAAATTACGAAACTGGCTTTTTCAGCACTACCGAGCATACCCTCGATACGTTTAGTAGCAGATTCCATATCAGAACCTACTTTTATGCTGAATGCACCTACCGCAATAGTTGCTGTCCCGATTGCACTCGCCACCATTGACGCACGATTTGACATAACTGACATTGCATCAGATGCTTTATTAGCACCTGCCTCAATGTCATTACCCATTTGCTTACCGCTTGCACCGACTGAATCTATGTCACGCTTAACTTTATTGATTTTATTTGTAAAATCTGCGGTGTCAGCCTTAAACTTAGCAACTAATTCTTGAGATACTGCCATTACACCAAACCTTTTATCCGCATATTTTTATGAAAATCAGTCAATTCTTTTTTATTGACTTTATTTTTTGTGGGCGTGTTTTTCTTATTAAAATACATTAAGGCAGAAACCACGTCCCAAATAGTGGATTGCCAAAATTCCTTTGGTGTCCACCCTAATTCCGTATAGCAAAACCCACTCCAAGAATCAAAAGGCAATCCTTTCGACTCGCTTTCTACTTTTTTACGGATTCACCTGCATCATCATCATTTTGCGGTGTTCTACATAACTCCAAAACAAATAATGAAACCTCGTCACACGATTTAAATCTATTGCTTTCAAAATAATCATGCACGAATTTAGCACGCTCTTTGAAATCAGTTATATCCGCTTTAATGGACAAATCAAGAATCTTTCTTGCGTCCGTGAATGATAAGATTTTACCATTCGCAATATTTAAAAATATCTGTGCAAGATTTATCCCGCTTGCTTCAATTTCATAAACATTCTCAAGCGTTTTATAAGCCTTAGC